AAAATGTTTAAGTTATTCAATGGTTTAGCGTTGTTACTTAATCTCATTTATACCCCCTTGACCTAGCTCGCCTGCTAATGCTGCATAGCCACACATATCTATTGCATTATCAACATGCGATGGACTGTGCTTGTATCTAGCTATCTTGAGTAGTGTCATTAATATTGCAACATCTTGAGGAGTGATTGGATGATCGAGATATGCAGACCATAGCCTGCCTATGTTAGCAAAGTTATTCTCTGCATGACCATGAGTAGTCTGTCTGTCTTTAGTTATATATTCATTAGCAATTCTTAATATCTCTGTCTTATCCATGTCTTATCCTATGTCATTAGTAGTTTATATTCTGCTTGCCTTCTCAATTGCAATCCCTTAAGTATCTTACCACCAGCCCTACAATATCTCAATAGCGATTCGCCAGCCATCTTCTTATCACCGCGTAACAGAGCAGACCTAACAGTAGAGCGTTGTAAGCAACCAAGTCCGAGGTTAAAAGAGAATGATATAAGCGCATCATACATTGGCTGATTGAATCTATAAGACACAGGGAATAGCAGAGTAACTCCTCTTTCAAATCGTGCAAGGTCTTTCCGTAATAACTCATCTACTTCTCTGTCTGTGAAAGTTTTGTTGTAACTATCAGGGAGTTGTTTACCATCACCAATGAGGTGTCCGACACCAACAGTCCACAACCCGATAGCATCACGATAAGGGCGATTGCGAACGCCCTCAAAATGCTTAATGAGCTTAATGCCATTATCTGATATTCGCATTATTTCTTACTGAATGCTTGACTACCAAACCAAAAGCCAATAATAGATGTCAATATAGCTTATTCTGTTTCACTAAATACTGCATTTAAAGCAGTAGCAAAATCAACACCTGATTTAATAGCCCATACTAATCCAGCAATATCCACAAATAATAATAGAAACACAAATAGATAAGTAACCACAGGTCTAACTGATGATCTTAAATTAACAATCCAACCTGATGCACCTTTAGCCATTTCAGTATCATTCTGATAAAGAGCTATTTTTTCATCAGCAAACGCCTGGGCTTGTAATCCTTCAAGATGTAAAGCTTCAACCTTTTCTTGACTTGCAAATCCTTTTTCAGCCATGGCTAATTGTTGTTGATTCATTAATGCAGTCATCTCGCGCTCATGGGATTGATCGCCTTTAGCTTTAAAGAAATCAAGTAGGCTTGGCAAGCCTGATGTTGCAAATCCTAATATGCCTGACAATATGCTAAACATTATTTGTATCCTTTAGTTTTTTCATGTTCTTCTAATAATCTTACACGAATAGATAATTCTGCTATTTGACCTTTTAATTCTTCTTTAAGTTTTCCTCTTGCTTCTGCTGATAAAGGACTATCAGTAGGAACACCTTGAGCAGTTATAAGAGCTGGCATTTTTGATTTAATATCAATAAGATCAGCTTGCATTCCTGATAATGATGATAGCATCCAAGCAATAGCAGAAATTATTACAGGGAACATCATGCTGGTTAATTTTGATAAATCCATATTTAAAACTCCTCTAAATTAAAATTGTATATGTCGCATATTCTTTTGGCAAGTATATTAAATTTATTGTTATGTTCTGTAAAATCATCGTGTCCGTTGTAACACCTGCATAGATGTATCATTTCATGCAACATCGTTTCAGAAAGCTTCAACCAAGTGTCGTTTGCTACATCAATTTCAATGCGATTAGGTTCTGAATGAAAATATCCTAGAACATCATTGGTGTTTATAACTCTAAAATTAACCTTATGAGATGCAGGCATTCTATATTCATTGAATGGTGGTAGTGAAATAAACGCTTTATATATTTTGCGTAAATTCTGTTTTGTGAGCAACTTGGAAGCCATAATCATTATCCGTATATGTAACAATGCCGTTAGGTGAATAATACAAATATTGTCCTTTATTCTCTTCTTGCGTCTTTAAGGTATGATGCGGTGTGCATAAGCTTTGAAACAAATTGCTTTTAAACTTGTTTTGATCTTGTCTATGTGGGAATACATGGTCTATTGCATTAGCCATAACTACTTTGCCTTCAAGTAAGCAAGCCGCGCATAAAGGATTCTTACTTAATTGTCCTATACGCCATTTCTTCCAAAAGGCTGATTGATAAAGCTTGTTATTTTCTTTACCTTTATCTGTTACACCACCGCCATGTTCATTACAAAATGCTGATCTTAATGTTTTAGGGTTTTTACAACCTAATTCTCTGCATTTAGTGTTAAGTGGAGCGGTAGGCATTTATTTTAAGCTCTGTATTTAAAACCTTTTCAATGCCTTCTAATGTCCTTTGTTGCTCATTAACTACATTATTTCGCCATTCTAGTTGAATTTTATAAAGCTCTTCATAATTATTTTCATTAAATTTAGCAAAATCATGTTTAGATTTAATGACAAAAGGCTCATAGTTTTTAATCCCTGATTTTTCTAAAGTATTAATACAAGCATGATCAAACAATAATACGGAATGGCAAGCCAAGCTTTCATAATATCTATTGGCAAGGTTGTTAAAGTGATTGTGAGTAAAAGAATCTTCAATGTATAAAGAATACCTAAAATTTAATAAAGCAGGTTTTTGCCATGAAAACTTTTGTATAGGTTTAGCCGTGCAACCAATATGTAAAAATTTCTTATGATTCTTTGAGCTTGTTGAAAGATAAATCTGTTCATCAAAGTATTTATGAAAGTAATTAGCTCGATCAACTCTGTAAGTGCCGTAATAGATAATGTTATGCGTTTTCTTTGTTTTAGGATAGTCATTAAACATTAAAGGGTTAAGATTAACGCTATATTCAGCATCAAAACAACTGTAATTAACCGATCCTATTTCAAAGTTAGTTAAAACGAATGATCGATGAGCTTTAAATTGTGTATAAGCCCAACCATTAGGTCTTAAATTGTATTCGTTTGTTAGCCAACCCCATGTTGTATCTTTGTTTTGCTCAACAATCTTATCAATGTCTTTAATAAGTGGATAAGGTGTTGCATAGCTAACAATAATCAGATCATATTTCTTTTGATAAAGTCTTGATGATTCTTCAGTAAACAAAAGATCAACATTCCAACCTCGTTGTCGCAACTCTTTAGCAATTGTGTGAGCGTTTCTTACATGAGCATCAATAGGGTTTACGGCGCGAGGGACAGTTTCTATTATTAATAGGCTAGCCATTCATCTCTGCCAATATGTCAAAAAACAAATTAGCATCAATTTTGTCCGACTTAACGCCTATTCTGTCTTTTAAATCTTCTTTTTGAGTGATGTTGTCGCATTTAATAATGAAGTTTACATTTTCATTGACTTCATCAATCTCTTCAATTGGATCAGGTTCAAAAGCTTGTAAGATGTCAGATAGTTCGCTTACTTCAAAGCCTAGCTTACTAATCTCAAATCCTGCGTCTTTAAGTGAGCTGATCTCTACACCTAACAACTCAATATCCCAATTTGCATTTAACGCAAGTTTATTATCTGCAATGATATAAGCTTTCTTTTGTAATTCAGTTAAATCAGATAGCTCTATTGTAGGCACTTCTTGCATCTCTAACATTCGAGCCGCTTGTAAACGACCATGCCCTGCAATAATACCATTTTGCGCATCTAACAAAATTGGGTTGGTAAAGCCAAATTCTTTAATACTTGCCGCAATTTGAGCCACTTGTTCAGGGCTATGAGTGCGACTGTTATTGATATAAGGAATTAACTCGTCTATTTTTTTATATTGTATTGTTATTGTCATTTTTAATCCAGAAATGTTAGTTTATACATTGTCGATTCAACGATGCTCATTAAATTATCAACTTCATTTTGTAAGCTTGTATATTGACCAATTACATCTCGATTAGCAACAATGAAATCTCGAATATAGGTTACTTCTTGAAGTGCGTCAGCTTTAGGTGGTTCATAAGTTGATGGGTATTCAATGATTGTTTGATATGCGCCTTGATATTGCTCAATGATTGCATCAACCGCATCAGGCAACTCTTCATAATATTTTTGTAAAGCTTTATGTTCTGCATAAGATTTAGTCTGTAAATGCAATATATGACCATT